CTTTTCTTAATAGCGAATTTCATCGCCAGATAAGATATTGGAACAAGAATATCAATACTCTCTTGAGTATAAGTCTTGTCAAAGTTCTGTATAGGCACATCTTCCGTGAAAGATGCGTTCTCTGACGTAAACTCCGCTTCCTGCAAACCTGAATATGAAGAATCTTTCTCATAATAATCAGTAGTAGTCCGAAAGTTCATATATTTTTTCAGTTGCAGTTCTGGAGAAGCGGCTTTTTGAAAGATATTTTGAATAGATTTATTCAAAGCATCAACTGCACCTCCAGTCATAAATGGAACTGAATTTGCCATATATATTTAGTTAGTGAATTAAATTAGGTTAAAGCTCTTAAGAACTCAACCAAAATTACTTTATTGGTATTAACGCCAACCTCTCCGACTTGTTGGAGAACGCCATTCGTGCCATCATCAGTTCCAGAATTGTTAACAGTATTCAAATCTGCCACTTCCATTCTCATATAACGATGAGCGGAGTTGCTGTTATTCGCGCATTCAACACTATAAACAGCGTCAAAATCAATCGGTTGAATTTCAACTTCGGTAACAACACCATCAGTGGCTTTAGCAACAATGCCTCCGCCCTGTAACAAAGTAACAGTAGCAGAAGAAGTAGCGGCTACCAATGTTCCAGCCGTCCGACTTGCCATAAGCAAATCTCCGACTTCATAAGCGACAGCGCCAATAGTCCTTTTTTTATTAGGGACAGATGGATTGCCACCGCTTACCTTAGTAAAACCTGCCATATTTTAGTTTTTAGTTAATTAAAATCCTCGTCATCAAAACCCTCAAATTTCATTCCTCCAATAATATAAGATTTTTCACCTACTTTTTTTGGAATTTCGTTTTTAGGTTCTGATTTAGGTTCTGAACTTTTTGAACCTGATGCAGAAACTGAAACCGCCCCTATCTTTTGTTTTTGAGCTTCAATCTTTTTTTTGCTATCTTTAACCTCTCCCAGTTCTTCAACAACGTCTCTATTCACTTTATTAAATATTGACTTTATTTGAATTGGAGACTTGCCAGACAAATTCTTATAGTCATAATCACTTTTAAGAATTTGATAAAAACGAGTATAACGAATATCGTCATTGTCGTTTTCTGGCAGATATTCCTTGTGTTCTTCAAGGAAACCACTAAAAAGATTATTTATCTTTTCATTATCAAGGTCTTTTTTGCTAACAAATCCTTTGGCTAAGGCCATATCATCTTGAAGTTTCTCTTGTTCTTCAATCTGTTCTTCCGTATATCCCCTATCTCTAAGATTTTTTTTCCAGTCGTCTTTAACGACTTTTTCTTGAGATAATAAGATATTTTGTTGCATCACTTCCCTTTTTTCTCTTTTTATTCTTGTAACTTCAAGCCTTAAAGCTCTCTCTTTTGGCGTTTCACCTTCCACATCTTTTATTTCCGTAGAAGATACGGACTCTTCGGGCTTAACATCAACTTCATCTGGCTTTTCTTCAACTTCTTTGATTTTTTCTGGCTCCTCTTTGATGTCCTCTTCCGGAGTTTCCTTTTCAGGTTCCTCTTCCGGAGTTTTTTCAATAGGCGCGCCAGTTTCATCAAATTCAGTTTCAGTAAAAGCGTTAATGTCGTCTTCGGTTATGTCCGAAGTTACTTCTCTTTCATTTTTCATACTCGTTTTATTTTACTTCCTTCGTGAGATAGGAAGATATATAATTATTTTAAAACAAAAAGGACGCTTTTTGAGCGTCCTTCCTTTAATGCCAAAGACGCTTCTATCATTCAGCATTAAATTCAGATGCTCAAATTAGAAGCGTCCTTATAAATTGTAAATGTTCTATTCCTTAATCAACCAACATAATGGCGCAAGTTTATTAGTTTCTATTTCAATATTTCCTAAATCAGATATTTTAATCTCCGGAACTTCTAAACTAATATCTTGTTCAACAATTTCTTCAATCTTTTCATTAAATTCTTTTAGTTTATTTCCTTTAAATTCAAATTGGTCTGTTTCTTTTCCGTCTTTATCAAGTTTGGGAGTGCCGTATTCTTTAATTAACTCGTTCTTTTTAGTGTCCCAAGTGGTAAGCTCTGGTTGTAATTTGTTTAAAAACAAAGACAATTTATAACTCGTAACCACTGGAAGTTTTAACGAAGTCAGGTTTTTTAAAGATTCAATAGAATTTACTATATCTCTTAATTTCATAAATGTAATTTTAATGTTATTAGATTTTTTAAGTTCTTTTCTTTCTTTTTTTTTCATAACTTTACCCTTATTTTTCTATTATATTGAAGATTTTGGGTAACTAACGCGCACCATCTTTCAATACTCCCTAAAGGATTATTTTGGTCAACCTTAATCGGTCTAATGTCTTGCTTATAATAGCTTAAATATGCCTCGTTAGCATTAGAAAGAGGCAATGGGACAATAATAGTAAAGATTGATTCAATTACATTGTAAGTCGCCTTAAATCCATCGGCTGGGTCAAAATACTTCTCAAATATCGCCTGTTGTTCGGGGGTTAAAGCGATTTCCCTAACTGGTTCTGGTTTCTTTTCAACAATAGGCTCAATAGAATTTACAACCGCTTGTGGTTTTGGGGCTGGATTATAAGTGCTGTTTTCCATAGTTTCAGGAGTTATTCTAACAACATTAGGAACTTTGTCTTTATTGACAATTTCCTCTAACAAGTTTTTAACTGTGTCAAACTTTTGTCCGACATCAGTCTTAAACTCGTCCATTTCTTTTTTTAAAGAGGTAATGGTATTCCTCTTTTCTTCATTTTCCATACTCTTTTGTTTAACCTCCCGTGTGAGATAGGAGGAGTTATTTAATTAAATTTATTTTGTTTTCTTTGAACCTTTTTTTGCCTTGGGCTTCGCTTTGGGCTTCACATTGCCCAAAACCAATTCTTTTTCAATAACTTTTGGTTCTTTCTTCGGTTCCTCTTTTGGCTTTTCAACTTTTTCTTCTTTTGGTTTTTCTACCTGTTTAGCCTTAATTTCGTTTTTAGGATTAAGGCCGGAAAGATAATCAATGCATTCTTGGCAAGTGCCAAAATCCTTAGCAATGTTAACATCACCAGCATCATTAAGGATTATAAGTCTATACTCTCTCATAATTTTTTAATTAGTTAATTATTTTTTAAATATATTATTAACCATTTGTTCAGCTGTGTTTTTGGCTATTTCTTTATTCTTTTGTAATTCGTAATATTGGTCGGCCACTTCGGGAGTTACTTCATAACTTATCGGGAATACTATATCGTCGCCTTTTTTAAAATCTTTTTTGGCTTTTACTTTAATCATTTTACTAATTACTTTAAATGGTTTTGACACAATACATTTATCCAACTGTTCTTCATTCGCATATAACACCAACAAAGAAAACAAGTCTATATTGCTTATCTCGGCCGATTTATCGCCAATAGTTATCTTAAAAGTCTTGCAAGGCTTGCTCTCCTTGCTATAATTCGCCTCACAACGAAGTCCGTCCCACTCAAATTTTGAATATTCATTGCTTAACATTTTTTTGCTTCTTCGTTTAATAAATTAAAAAATGCCCTTAAATGTTCAATTCCTCCTTTGTTATAAGCTATACTCCATGTTAATCTATATTGGTCGCTTATATCTGGACTACTCGTTTCTAAGGTCTTGACATATTCTTCAAGCATTTCTTCAATCACAAGCCAGCCTTGATTTTCTTGTATATCTCTTAATGCTTTAAGATTTACTGACATAACTTATAAACATTATTAAACATCTTATCTTTTATTTTTCTTTTATTCCTGTAATAATCAAAAAACTTTTTAATTTCTTCCTTGCCAAAAGCTTCAATCATTTCTAATACGTCCCGCTTAGTAATTATCAATCCGATTTCTTTATTTAATTGTTCTTTTTTTTCATTTGTCATATTAGCGTTGCCAATTACTCATAGCTTTATTCATTGCCCCCTTTTCAGCTCCCAATACTTTTCTCAACGGATTGGTAGTTTCATTTCTTGGAACTGCCGAGCCTGCCGGAGCTTCAGGTGGTATCATTTTTCCGTCTTCTCCTATTCGATTCTGTTCAACCATCAAAGGATTGGCCGCTTTTTTTTGGGCTTTTTCCATAGCCTGTAATTCTTCAGGATTTTCAGCTAATTTAACTATGTCGTCCGGTATCCAATTTTCAGGTTTCTCGTCTTGTGTTTCAAGTATCTGCTTAATCGGCTTATAAAAAGCGATTACGCTATCCATATCGCCAGTAGCTTTTGCCATCATCATCGCTTGAATAACCGGGAACAAAAGATTAAATAATTCAAGTTTTACCTGCCTTTCAAGCTCCGGATTAGGACTGATAATTGACATTGCTTTAACGCTGACCTTGCCTTCCCACTTAAGTTTTTCTGTCGGGAACTTATCATCACCAAGTTTAAAGAAGCGAGTTTCGGCGCTTTCAATCAGATTTCCTTCCCTGTCTTCTTCCAAGCTAAGTTCAAGCTCCCTATTCATTTGCCCCTCCACCATTCCCTTATCATTTCTGTCAACCTTGTCAAATTTAACGCTATTTTCTCTTTCATATAAAAGCAGTTCTTCGCCTGATACAAACTCCTTTATTTCCGGCAATGAATATACCTGATTCGCCCAAGACAAAGTAAGATACGCTTCCTGCTCAATCGCATTGGCGATGTTAGACATTGGAATATTCAATCGTTTGAGAGCGGCATCTTTGGCGTGTAATACTTCGCCCAGCGTTTTGCCTTCTATTTGTCCTTGTAAAGTAGGAGTTATACCTGAAGCATCATCAATTTTTTCTTTTTGTTTTTCCGCTCCCTCCCAACCGCGATGGTCAAATTTAACATTAACTTGGTCAATGGTAGTTCCGGCTTGCTTTTGCTGTATTTTGCTGGGATTTATTTTTAAATTCATTTCTCC